CAGGAGCCCTCGCTTTGGGATTTGGGTTTGGGAGGGTGCAACGGCCCAGACGAGTCCTGATTATCGAACAGTAACGCTCCGCCCCCTGGAGCAATCCATTAATACGACCGCAGCACCTTAATGAGATTTCGTGTCAGGAAAACAACCGGCAATTCTCTTTTATTCTGGTGACTGGAAAAAGGATCCACAACTATCGAAATGCTCACTTGCCGCCAGAGGTGCCTGGTTTGAACTGCTGCTCTCGATGCACGAGAACGGCCGCACCGGGAAGCTCACAGGTACGATCGAAGAATTGGCTCAACTTGTACGCTGTACACCCCGCGAACTGCTTCGCGCTTTAGACGAATTGGAGCGCACAAGGGCGGCAGAAGTTAAAAAAAAGAAGGCGAAAATTAACACAAAAGTTAACCAATCCAAAACGTCACATGTTACGCGCGTTACGGTAATCAACCGCCGAATGAAGAGAGAGGCTAAGGTTCGTGATGATGCAGCTTTACGGATGCGGCGGCACCGAAAAAAGAACACCGTTACGAATGTGTTACACGAAAGTCACACCACCTCTTCATCTTCATCTTCAGTTACATCTTCAGAAGAGGATCTAGTAAGTGAGAAATTAAGTAGAGAGAGAGAGAGTTCTTCTGCCGGAAATCAAAGCACTCTCCCTGAAGATTTTTCTCAGGAATATCTCGATGATTTGCAGGATCAAAAAAGGTTCGCGCACCTCGATGTGCGAGAGGTTCACAAGAAGGCCGATGACTATTACGAGAGGCGTGGCATGAAACTTTCGCGGAATAAGCTGGTCGACTGGCTGATCCGCGAAATACCAAACCGGAAGGAGACTGGACCCGATGACGACGACCGAGGCACTAGCGCCCAGGCTGCGAGAGTTGCCGCAATGCTTGAGCGCGATAATTAGCGCAGCGCGCCGCCGGGCGGGTGTTGCTGCTTTGAGCGACGCCGCACTTGCTGACGAAATTCGCGACTGGCAACGGATACTTGCGCCGATACCGGCTGACCGGATCGAAGAATGCGAATTGCGTGCAGTGCGACAGCGAAGCGTCAAGGCGCTATTGCAGCCGCAGGAGCTGCTGGCAGCGTGGCGCGAGTTGCGCGATGAGGAGCGATCACGGCAACTGCCGGCGATTGCCGAGACTAGCGATTCTTCGTGTCCGTATTGCGACAAGGGATGGCAGACTTACGCCTACCTGAGCGATTCCGGAAATGAGAACACGGCGGCGCGTCCTTGCGCGTGTGATGCAACGCCACTTGAGATTCGATCGCTTGCGCCCTTGCGTGAACCGCAGTGGCAGAAGCGTAAGCATTCAGCGATATGGGAGCGCGTGACGTGAAGCCGTATTTCGAAGATGAATCAGTGACGATCTACCACGGTGATTGTCGTGAGTTGCTGGATGAGATGCCGCGTGTAGATCTGGTGCTGACTGACCCGCCGTATGGAGTTCAACTTAGGAATAACGGTAGGGTGAACAACAGAAGGTCACAACGGCACTTTGATATCATTGGTGATCACTCTCAAGAGTTAGGTCAGCACGTAATTGATTGGGCCGCAGATCAAGAAATCGCGGTGATTGCTTTCGCTAATCCGATGATGGCTTGGGAAGGCCATTGGCGTCAGTGGCTCGTCTGGAATAAGGGCCCTGCTGTTGGCGGTGGAGGCGATCGGGGCAAATGCTGGAAGCAAACGTGGGAGTTGATACAGGTAGCTCGCACTCCAGAGCTGCAAGGTAATAGGGATAGTGCTGTACTGAACTTTTATGCGACACCCGAACTTAGCGCGGAACATGTGGCCGCGAAGCCGCTAGCGCTGATTCGTTACCTACTCACGAAGGTTAATGCGCGTCTAGTGCTCGACCCATTCATGGGAAGCGGTACAACGTTGCGTGCAGCAAAAGACTCCGGCGCTCATGCTATCGGAATCGAAATCGAAGAACGGTACTGTGAGATTGCTGCAAAGCGAATGGCGCAACAGGTACTCCCAATCTACGAGAGTGTGACGTGATCTGGACCGTCGTGATCTGCGCGCTCTACGGCGGCCTGGCATTCTGGATCTACAAATGGATCACACGGAAAGAGTAACGAGCGGACCTGAGCGGCAGTACTACGAAGCTGCTGCGAAGATCGAACAGTACGAGGCTACCATTTTCGAAATGATTCGATTGCTTGAATACGCAAGGCGCACGAGTGACGTGGAACGCGCAAAGGCCGTGGGTGAGAAAGCATTGCGAGGCACGCGGTATGATCGAAGCTCCGCAGTTTGATCCAAGGACTCCAGTCTATGGAATCTTCGAATGCTGGAAGTGCAAGGCAACGCGCCCGATACTTTCACCGCGCTACATTCGCAAGGGCGGTGATCGCGTTTACTACTGCCGCGTGTGTCGCGCGAAGAGCAATGTGAGATGGTTGGATGAACCGATTACGTTCAAAGCCTGGCTCAAGCAGGCAAAGGAGGCGAAATGATGGCTACAGCAATTATCCCATTTGTGTTTGCAATAGTCGGAGCTCTTGCTTATGCCTTGAGCGCAAACGTAAAAATTCAGGAACTCGGCAGGCTGCTGTTTGCTGCCGGTGTTTTCGCGCTTGCATTTGCGTTGAGTACGTATAAGTTTTCGCTATGAGTGAACCGACGGTTGATGAAATGCTTCAGTATCTCAAAAGGCATACGGGTGAGTATGGGTGGGATCAAATCAGGGCGGCAATTATCGACATACTTGAAGCTCATCGGGAATTGGCGAAAGTCGATCAAATGGAATTGACGCGGCAAGTTGAACTCGAAGCTATTCGCGCATTCGTGGAGCGGGTTGAAAGGCGCCTTCCGTCCTATAGTTCGGGCCGGGGCGCCGATGAATGGTTGAAGAATTACCATCGTGCGGTGAAAGATGAACTCGATGCGATGCAACAGGAGCCTGAATGAGCACACCAAAACAACATTGTGAGCGCAACATCATTCGCCGATTGAGACGCATCGAAAAACTCCTGCGCAGAATTGACGACAAAACCTCGAGCGCAATTCCGCCAACTGACGAACCGGACTGCGTAGATGCTGCTGGTATCGCTTTCATCACTGAATGCGAAGGGTGCGAGCTCAATCCGTACTACGATAGCGCCGGCTACCTCACCGTAGGTGTGGGCCACCTTCTCGACGGTCCTGACGATCCCTACAATCGCACGATCACGCAGGGCGAATCCGATATGCTGCTCGAGGGTGACTTACTCGAAACGGAAGAGTGCATGGACGCTAACGTGAAAGTGCCAGTGAATCAGAACGAGTACAACGCAATGTGTAGCTTGGCGTTCAATATCGGCGTGTATGCGTTCGCGGATTCAACACTGTTGAGGCTGCTGAACGAGGGCGAAGCGAGAACCGTTGTCGCCGATCAGTTCCTTGTGTGGAACAAGATCACGGTGGATGGCGAGAAGGTAGTGTCTGAGGGGTTGTCGAATCGCCGCGAGAAAGAACGCGCATTGTTTCTCGAGGAAGTATGAGCGAGCCTAAACGCTATCCCATTACATTCACCACTGATTTCACAGATCAATGGTATCAGAAACCACCAGGCGCCAGAGAATGGACTGCCGAAATGCGATCTGCGATATGCCAGAAGTATAGGGGTCAGTCCATCTCTCTTGAGGAACTACCTGCCCTCGTGGCGGAAGTCGGTAGCGTCATATTTACTGGTGAGACTGTAGAAATTTACAATGATTTCCGGGAGTGATGAGCGAACCAAATGAGTTTGCCCCGCTCAATCCACACCGACACTCGCGTAGGTCACATCATCCAGACGCGTTTCGCTGGCCGCTTGTTTCGCTCGCGCACAGAGGCGCGCTGGGCAGTGCTGTTCGATGCGATGAAACTGGAATGGGAGTATGAACTCGAAGGCTATGTGCTGCGCGACGGCACGCGCTACCTTCCCGATTTCTATATCCACGATTGGGATGCGTGGTTCGAAGTGAAGCCAACAACCGATCGCCAGTTTGCGCACTCACACGTACACACGCTTTCGATGCTGCGCAGAATCACGCACGCGAAGAATGCGTATGTTGCGTTCGGTGCGCCGGATTTGATTCGAGGAACATACATCGTCAATGATTCCTGCGTGTTTACGCACGTCGATGTGCTTGGACCAACGCATCGTGCGCCTGAAGATGGAATCGCATATGAGGCGTATCGTAGGTCGATGGAAGAACGCTTCGAAAGTGGAAAAAGACTATCGGTAATTTAGTGATTGTCCGCACTGTGCGCACAGTGCGCACAAATATTTTCTATGCCGGAATTGAAACTTTGGGTCAGGGTTCCCAGCAAGCGGCTCAAGTATGAGTACTACCGCTCGTGTCAGTTGCTCGGTACGACGATGTCAGCGGCAATTCAAAAGACGATACACTCCACGATACGCAAGGCAAAGGATCAGTATCCGCAAGCATTCAAGATGCTGACGCCTGATGAGGAGCTGATCTTCGAAGCGGTTGAGGAACATCACTCGACTGTGCTCGACATCCAGATGTACACGCGAATGGAAAAGGTGCGTGTAGTGCAACTCCTCGAGGGGCTGGTTGCGCGCGGCATAGTGCGCGAGGCTCGTGAGCGCCGGCAGAGTGTGACGAAAGGGCCGGAGCTCCGCACTTACACGATCCTTCGCAAATAACGATTTACGTCTGTTTCCATTCCTTTCGCTCTTATGGCGTCTAGGTTTCGTCTGTACCTGGGCGCCATTCTTTTGCTCTTGCTAAAGTAAGCACACCTCGCGTGCGATACTCCCGCCTTGAAATGAACTGGAACAGGGATCGCGTGATCTTGTGGGCGGTGGAGCTGCTCGTAGTGCTCGTTGTGATCCTTGCCCTCCTCATTCTCCTGAAACACGTCTAGGAGGACATTGCAATGGCAGGTTCATTGACCAATTACGGCGAAGGTAAAGTGCTTGGACACCTGTTTGGCGGCACTACGTATGCGCCGCTGGCGACGTGGTATGTGGGATTGTTCAGCGTTGCGCCGACTGATTCAACGGCAGGAACTGAGTTAACGGGCGGTGGATATGCGCGAGGCGCAGTCACGAATAACACGGCGAGCTTTCCCGCCGTGACTGCCGGTAATCCTGTAGTGACTGGCGCAGACGTGACGCTCTTCACATCAACCGGATCGCACACGGCGGTGGCAATGGGACTTTTCGATGCTGTGACGGCGGGCAATCTCGTTGCGTATTCAACGATCACATCAACTCCAATCGTCGCGCTTGACGTTGTGCGCATAGTTGCGGGGCAGCTTTCCATCAGCCTGGATTAAGTGAGTGATACTTGGCGCATCAGCACTGGGGCAGATTGCGCTTGGCGACGCATCGCGGGCGGTCGCGACCTACGTCAATTGCGCGGCCTCAATCACGATCACCTCAAGCATCGCCGCAAGCGTCATGGTTATCGGGCGAGTCGATGTATCCGCCCAGATTGCTATTGCGTCGAGCGTGCAAGCGACAGTCACAGTTATTCCGGCGGTTGCGGGTGAGGTGAATATCTCAGCATCAATCGCGATGGTATCGGCACTCACGGCATCGCTTATAGCGGCAGCAGGATTCCCGAATGCGGGAGTCTCATTCACGATGACCGATAAGGCAGGAGGCGCGTAATGGCTCTCGATTTATTCAAGAATTTTGCAAAGGTACAGGTATCAACTGGCTATGATGCGTCGGCTACATCCATCGCGCTGACTGCTGGCCACGGTACGAAGCTGCCAGCACCGCCCTTCAATGCGACTTACTGGAACGACACAGATTTCCCTGACCCAAGCGATGATCCGAATGTTGAGATAGTGCGCGTGACTGCCGTTGCAAGCGATACGCTGACTGTGACGAGAGGGCAGGAAGGAATTGCGGCAAGCACGAAGAACACCGCATCAAAAACCTACCGGATGATTGCGGGGCTGACTGCCAAGACATTCAATACTGATTTGAGTGCGGGGCTTGCCCAGGTTGGCAATGGCAGATTAACGCTGGCATCGGGTGAGCCTGTGGTTGTCGCGACTGATGTCACAGGCGCTACAGCGATCTATTTCACGCCTTACAAGGGGAATGTCATCAGTCTCTATGATGGCACTTCGTGGGCGGCCTACACGTTCAGTGAATTGAGCTTGCCGCTTGGCACTCTGGTCGCTGCTACAAACTACGATGTGTTCATCTACAGCAACGCAGGCACGCCAACACTGGAAATTGGGGCGGCGTGGACAAATGGCACAACTCGCGCTGTAGCACTGGCATTTCAAAATGGCATCTACGTGAAGTCAGGGGCACCGACGCGGCGATACCTCGGAACATTTCGCACTACGAGCACAACCACAACTGAAGATTCGATCACGAAGCGACTGTTGTGGAATGTTGATAATCAGATCATTAGGCGAGCATACAAGGATGATGCAGCAGGCCACTCCTATACAGGCGGTTGGCGGATCTATAACGCGGACGCAACGAATAAAGTCGAGGTAGTTGTAGGTCTGCTGGCAACGGCAAATATGAGTATGACAGTGCAGATTACCGGCCCCGGAGCGGGTGCGGCATATGCCGCGTTAGGTATTGGCAGCACAGCCGGACCTACCGGTAGCCTCTTCTTTTCAAATGGCGGCGCGGCCGCTATCGGCGGCATGTTTGGTATGCCCTGGCCACTGGTGCAGGGTTACTCAGAAATCAATCTGATTGAAAATTGTGCAGCCGGGTCTGCCACGTTTGCGGGCGGGGCGGTAAGTATCGCCTTTTTTAATTGACATGATCCTCGCAGGCGCAGCATTGGGACAGATTGCTTTGGGCGGCATTAACCATGCCGTCTCTGCCAACTTCCTCGAATGCTCTGCGCATTTCGCCTTGCAGCTATCCGTGGCTGCTGCGCTCACGCTTGCCGACTCGCCTAGTGGCGTGAGCACGTATCCACCGATTATTGATCATGCATCGAATCTGCTGATTGCTGCCAACAATAAGAAATCCACAACGACTACTGCGCTTGATCTGACAGGGTTGTCAGTGACCGTGGCGGATGCGTCTGCGTGGCCGGCCTCAGGTGCAATCACGCTCGATCTTGTCATCATTCCCGCGCGCACACCCACATCAAATGAGATTGCGTATTACATCTCAAGGGCTGGCAATGTGCTCACGCTCGATGCGCGCGCGCAAGGCGGCACAACGGCCAAGACCTGGGCTATTGGCTCATCAGTTGAGATGCGCTATACGGCCGAGCATCACAATCTGCATTCGCAATGCATCATTGCACTGCAAACGGAATTGAGCACAGCTGAGGCGTCAATTGATGGCAAGGCTGATGATTCCGATATTGTCGCGCTTGAAGCGTCGAAGGTTGCGAAATCCGGCGACACGATGACAGGCACGCTTACGCTTGCAGGCGGGCCAATACTCGATCTTCACGCGGCGACCAAACGTTACGTCGATTACGTAGGGCCGACTGTCTACAATGCAAAGAATTATGGCATTACGGGCGATGGTGAGAGTGATGACACGGCGGCAATAAACACGCTTCAAACCACGGTATTTGATGCGGGTGGTGGGCGAATTTATTTTCCGCGTGGCGTTTATCTGATAGCCGGTCCGCTGCTTGAGCCCGAGGGGCACAATGCGCAAATACCAATCCCGGTACTCTCGCAACATGAGGCAACTCGTACTATTGAGTGGGTTGGCGAACTTGCCCCACCAACTACATGCTCAATTCAGAACAAGCCCACCGGAAGTAATCATACGATCATCCAAAGCACACTCACGGACGCAAGCGGTAACGCCTCGTTGATTGGCGGAGCACAGATGCAGGGCGTTGGCACAACTAACGGCGTGATGTTCAACATCAAGGATATGGTGTTTGAACTTCCGCCGAATCCGAGTCTGACCGCGCTGGATTTCAGCAATCAAATGGGCAACCGTATTCAGCACGTCCTGATTCACGATGGCGCGATTGACGAGAATCATCCATTTCAACCGACACACTCAAACTCTTACGGCATCAAGCTGCCGCCGACGAATCACTCATCGCGCGTAGATGTGGATGCGCTGAATATTGTTGGGTTGTATACAGGTGTGAGATGCGGTGAACTTGCTTACGGTACGTTTATTACGCAGGCGTGCTGGATCGGGCTTGAAGTTCCATTCGCTTATCACCCCAGCAAATTCAATCTCGTGGGCATGTACGGATGCCCGCATGGTGTTATGGCTACGGGTGACGGGCCTTGCGGTGTGCGCATTGATGTTCTCAGCTTGCAGGACAACACGGGGCAAGGTCCGGCATGGCAGAACAACGTCGCGGATATTTACGATCCCACAAATATGCTTCATGGCTCGTTCACCTGGTACAACGTGCTCGCGGGCGTGTCGCAGGTACACACAATCGTGAAGAACGGTGGCGTTAATTTCATCGGTACGGAACTTTGGTGAGATGTTCAATGAGTTCGAGTTCAATGAGGCGATGTTCAACGATAGTGCGGCGGCGTTCGTTCCGGTGATTGTAGATACGATTGATCCAGGTGTCTCATTCACGATCAGTGATGAACTCGGCGGATTTGAGGAAGTAATAAGCGATGAGTGCATGTGTATCAACGTATGACGTGGGCGATTTGGTGATTCTTAAGAATGGCACATTCCTGAATGCTGAGAGTGTTGCCGTTGATCCGCCTATGATCAATGTGAAGGTACAGAACCCCAATCACGCTGATGTCACATACACGTATGGCGTGGATGCGAATGTCGAGAAGCTTGCCGTTGGCGTCTATCGTTGCACAATCAAACCAGCGATACCTGGCATGTGGTACTACCGCTGGGAAGCAGTTGACCCGTCAGCATTCGTCACTACTGCAATGGAAGGCGCAGAAGAGCACAGGTTCAGTGTGCGGCCAAGCGCATTTGTTTATGCCTAGACCTAGCAAAGCGTACACACAAGGACTGACGTGGCTGCTGCGCACTGCATTCACGGAAGAGGACCGGATGGAAGTGATTCAGATGCTGGTGAGGAGGGCGAAGGCGGAAGACTTGGAAGCAACAAAGATTCTCCTGGCTTACACCTTCGGGAAGCCAAAGGAATATCACGAGCACACAGGTGGGGTGCTCATCAGGATAGTCGATGATAGCAGCAGCCAAAGAATTGACGGTCAGATTGCCACCGCTGCACTCGAAGCAGGCGCTGATAGCGAATACGAAAGCTAAACGCGTGGTGGTCAATGCGGGGCGGCGTGCCGGAAAAACCACGCTTGCCGCCAGCGTGTCAGTGAGAAAAATGCTCGCTGGCCGGCGCGTGCTTCTC